TGCTTGGAATGCGTTTACATTTGACCTCAAATAGATTGAAATGTGATTAGAATTATTTGTCAACAAATTGTCGTTAAAATTCGTATTAGCGTATCCGTTCGTTCCGTTCGGTGTCGCACCCGATGCGTTGAAGGTCCATCCACCATTGAATATTAAATTGTATGTGGATAGAGATTTTGCTTCGATACAACAACCCTGAGCATTCGAACCAATGAAAGGATAGAACGCTTGTATCTTATCCCAAAGATTATTGGATACGAGTGATGTGAATAATGTCTCCGTCGCTGCACTCACCGTAGAATCAACTCCTGTTCCTCCTGTGACAACCACAGCGTTCAGGAACGCACGGGCTTCCGTTGTCCCACTAACAAAAGTAGAAGTTGGAGTAGGAGAAGTTGTAACCGTTGGTGATACGGTATTTGTAGGAGTCGAAGTATTTGTAGGAGTTGAGGTATTGGTTGGGGTATTGGTATTAGTAGGCGTTTGTGTTGGACTAGCAGTTAAAGTAGTTGTTGTTGTTGGGGTATTGGTATTAGTAGGCGTTTGTGTTTGAGTAGGTGTAGCAGTTTGAGTAGGTGAAGCAGTTTGTGTAGGACTAGCAGTTAATGTTGTCGTAGTGGTTGGCGTAGGGGTTTGTGTAGGACTAGCAGTTAATGTTGTCGTTGTGGTAGGAGTTTGTGTTTGAGTAGGTGAAGCAGTTTGTGTAGGACTAGCAGTTAATGTTGTCGTAGTGGTATTAGTGGGCGTTTGTGTTTGAGTAGGTGAAGCGGTTTGTGTAGGACTAGCTGTGAGAGTTGTAGTTGTAGTAGGCGTTTGTGTTTGAGTATTTGTCGGCGTATTTGTAGGAGTTTTTGTTGGCGTATTTGTAGGAGTTTTTGTTGGAGTGGGGCTGGCAGTCAATGTTGTGGTTGTTGTTGGAGTAGGGGTTTGTGTACGAGTATTTGTTGGCGTATTTGTATTTGTCGGAGTAATAGATGGGGTATTTGTAGGAGTAGGAGTTTGTGTTTGAGTATTTGTTGGCGTATTTGTATTTGTCGGAGTAATAGATGGGGTAGGAGTGGGTGATGATGTTATAGAAGGTGTTGGACTTGGAGGATTCAACTCATCAGGAGCAAATATATAATTGGAGTTAATCTCATCAGGAGAAATAAAGAACTCAAAGTTGGATTCATCTGTCATCGCACTTGACACATATACAGTAGCTAATCCATTTTCAACTTGATTGGTTGCTAGTGCTGGATTGAGGTTTCCACTACCAGCAGGTTGTTCCCAAATGGCATAAAGATACTGACCCTCATAAGGAAAGGCAATTTCACCAATACCCTGACCTTCATAAAATTCAAACTCATCATATCTCGACTTATGCGTTGAGATATCAGTAGGAATAAATCTTACTGTAGCCTTTGTGAATATATGTGTGAAGGAAAATAAATACTCAGGATTGACAAGTTCGGAGTTCTGTGAAACTGTGACAACAAGAGAATTTCTTTGATTTGCTTTAATTATAATCATCTATCCAAAAGATAATAATAATGGTGAGGAAGTATTTCATTCCCCACCATCAATTTGATTATTCTACAACGATACCTGATACAACTGTGCTCAGAGCACCTGACAACTGGTTCATCGGATTTGGTTCAAGATAACCGAAAGTTATGTTGTAACCATTTCTATCGCCCAAATTCAACCCTGTTACAGAAGTACCAGCGGTTACATAGGAGCCATAGGTTTGTCCAAGATAAAAGTAGTCGCCATTATTATCTTCGACCACTATCGCCAATCTTTGAGATTGTGCGAGGGTCTTTAAGATATTTCTCTTCGCTTGTTCAAGTTTCGAGAAGAAAGTGACACATTCGCCCTGATAGAAAACTGTGCCATTTTCGAGTGAAGCATTAACAGTTTCAGTGTGTTGAGAACTTGTTCTGATAAGTTGAAATTCATAGAAAGTTCCCGTTCCTGAAATCTGAGTAATTGTATCACCTGTATTTTGTGTGATTGATGCGATGTTTGTGAAGTCAGTTATCCACATTGTCATAAGACCGCCGACATTATCTCTACCAAATTGTTATCACTCAAGCTCTTTATCTTGAGTATCATTACCTTCTTTTATTCGTAATGTTCAGACTATATCATCAACATTTCTGTTGTTGGGCACTCGTGTCAGGATTATTGTTTGTGTTACTCACCTGTTAGTCGTTGAACCTCCTTGATACTTTTTACACTTCTCAAGTTTGGCTGCTGATTATCCCATCGGACTTTCCAGCAATTCACCCAATTTTATTAGGTCATTTGAGATTTAACCTAACGCAATCCCTGCTGTTAAATTACAAGCCATTTTATAATGATTTATTATTCAAGTTTATTTTTTTTAAAATGATTGGGGAACTTGTCCCCAACCATTTAATATTAAGACAATCCATTAGTTACAAAGAACTCCTGAAATGCAACTTGTGTTCCAAGTTTCCAAGCTGACATCATTCTTACCTCTTGAAAGTCTTGAGACCACCAAGCTCTGAATGAATCTTCATCGCTTGTTAAGTCCGTGCCAACAAGCATATACTGCATTGGTCCACAGACAATTAGGTCAGAACCGTTGAGTCCTGGTACACCTACAACTTTATATTTTGTTTGTGGGTGGAATGTTTCATACACTTGACCAAGTGTTGGTTCAGTGAAATGGAAGTTGTTCACATTGCGAATCGCCACAAGATAACACTTGAACTGTGATTGACTCATATAGATAACGATGTCATCTCTGTCATACACATTTCTATCCAAGTTGTTGATAAGGTTATCAATCTGAGCTAATGTGTTATAAGCCTTCTCAGTTGTAGAAGAACCAGTCACAGAACAAAGAGCCGTTTGACCTGTCAATTTAACACCAGTAGCCGCAAATGATGCGGAAGCAAAGATTTCTTTGAAACCTGAGAACGCTGATGTAGCACTTGAAGCACCCCATAAAAGGTCTTCGTTATGTCTTTTTATCTGTTTTGTTTGCAAATCGATGATAGCTTGCTCAACATTTTCTTTTTATCTACCAAAGGTGTTTATCTCTGATTTCACCACCTTCATTTTATTCGTGGTGTTTGGACTATATCATCACCTTTTTATCGGTGTCGGATGCTCGTGTCGGTTTCATAAGTGTTCTACTCGTATACCGTTAGTCTCTGAACCTTCTTGATGTCCCCATCAAGCTCGGCTGCTGATTATCTCCTTAGAGAACTTCCAGCAATTCTTCCGATTTAATCTCCGCTTGAAAAGCCAACGGAGCGTTTTCGTTATATGAACCTGCGTTCAAATATTGCCCAAGCCACAGAGTATTAAGCTCTTGCAAGCAAAGACTTTGATTCGTCTTTAACGCCTGAACAGTAACAGGTGCTACTGTGAATGTTATATCGCCTTGGTCTTCTGACCAACCACAAGTTGTACCAGTTTGTACAACTAGAGTTTCAGAAAGAAGATTAACATTTTGTGTTCCCTTGATACCAGGACAGTTTGTTATCGTTGTAGTTTTTTATCTTCAACTTCTTTAAGTTCGTTTCCTTAAAGTTCAGCATATATTTTCAACGGTTCTCGTTGTGGGCACTCTTGGAGAGATTATTATTTTCTTCACTCTCTATGCGTTACAGTGGTCAAAATCCTTTTATTTACTTTGACTTACTTCGGTATTGGGAATCTCACCTTCCACCGATATTGCCCAATTTTTCATTACCATTCCTGATAAAGGTGACTCAACTGGTGGTCAATCACATTAACATACTTCATCGTGACAGGGGTAAGAACCGCTTCTGAGATAATATCTGCAGAAAGTTGGTCTACAAAGTTTGATAAACCACCCAAGTCATAGTTGAAGTTCAATTTTTTCAAATTGTTTTTCATTTTTATTTCCTTTAGATTTGATTTTGAATCAATGCTTCTCTTAACTTTTTGAAACCTTCGTATTTTGAGTTAACAGGAGTTGATTCTTCGTTTATTGTTTTTTGAGTATACACTCTTGAACCCGCAGGTTCCTTTGAAAACTTTTGGAATTTATCCTCGAGTTTCTTTTGTTGAGCACCAAGTTCATCAAGTTTTACCTCAATTTTCTTGATAGCTTGAGAAAAAAGAGCAGCAATTTCCATCATTTGCTCCATCTCTTCAACATTCTCTCTTTCGGTAATTTTACCATCTTTGGTGATAAATCTAATTTTGTTTTCATTACCACTTGTATCTTTCAATACAACTTGATGTTCACCATCTAATGCTGGTTTCTTTTCTCCATTTTCACCAAGTACCATAACTTCTTCACCAACATCGAATGTCTTGGATTCAACCTTAACACCCTTGTCAGTTTCTGCTATCGTAAATGATTCTTCTGTTTCATTAAAACCTTCACCACGCTTTTTGTTGTCTGCCTCAGATTGAACTCCCTCGATAGCTCCACCAACAATGGAAATGGATTTTCCATCACTAGTTTCATATACACCATCGTGGACTGCAGATAACGAACCATCATATCCTACTTTTCTAATTTGTAGACCTACACTTGGTTCTTCACCTTCCAATCTTAGAACTGTTCCGTCTTTGAGTTTGATATCACCAAACTTTTCCTCTACTGACATTTCTTCTTCCATTGGTTCTTCTTTTTTTTCAACTTCAGCTTCCATCTCACCAACTTTTATCTTGGTAATCTTTCCGTCTTCGTCTACTTCGATTTCAGTACCATCTTCAAGTTTGTGTAAACCTGGAGGAGCAGGAATCATTCCTTCTTCAGTTGCAACATATACAGGTGCTCCAATCTCCATCTCACCTTCCATCTTGATAGCCATTCCTTGTTCAGTTTTGGCTTCATAAAATGTTTGTTGAGTGAGACCAAGAACAACTGCGATACGCTTTAATGCTTCTTTACTTGTCATCTTTAACTGATTTTAAGATTTGCTTAATTTGGTTTATTTTCTTCTCGTCCTTTGAGAAGATGGATTTCTCTGCGAATAAGCCTTCCACAGAAAAACCTGTAAGCTCACCTGACTTAATCTTCTTCCAAATCTTTGGGTCTTCAACTTTCATTGATACAAACCAAGTTCCAGCAGGTAAACTAAATCCGTAAGCGGCACTTTTATCTTTGTCGGCATCTTCACTAACCCAAGATTCCGTCACAAATACTTTATCAGCTCCAAGTTTTCTACCATCATGTTCTATTGATGTTTCATCAGTTCTCTTCTGTCTCATGAACTTTTCAGCCATCCTTTTAATTGAAGCTTTTGAGAAAAATACATAATACATATTCCCCATTGAATCGTATCTATGTATCATTTTGTTGGGAATCATTGCTGCACCTACGACAATTCTTTTATCCTCATCAAAAAAGAGTAATCTCTTTCCCTCAAGTTTAGCTCCGTCCCAATTCTCCATATCAGATAATGTTAATTCTTTCTTTGACATATTTTCTCTTTCTAGTTGTTTGAGCTTTCTCTCAGCCCAACTTAAACCAGCTTTTCCTCCCCATGCATCATACATCAATTTTCCACAACCATCACCATATTCTTTTGAACTATCCAAATCAACTTTATGTCTTGATAGATAGGAATACATTCTCTTAATTGTATCTACTGATATTGGTTGTCCTTTCGCCAGTTGATTAGCTCTTTGTTTACCAACACCTGTTCCACAAGAACCCCATCCATTCTCATCAGCATATTTTAATGCTCTCTGTGCTGCAGATTTAACTCCATCAGGATAATCAGAAATTGATTCAGCAAAATCATCTTTTGTCATTTTGATAGGAACACAATTTGGAACTTCTCTATCACCAATCATCTTTGTTCCGATTGCTTCATAACCTTCCCAACAAGCATCCTCCAAACTCTTATCTTCGGCAAATGAATATTCAGGAGCAAATATTGAACCATCTCTGGCTTGACCAGGTTTCCACGAATCAGGACTTGGATTAAGAATTGTATTTGTATTTCTTGTATCTACCCCAACTGATACTGTTTGGTCTAGTAAGCCTTTTGTTGATGAACCAGAGTTTCTGATTGGTCCTTCATCTTTAGCATATAATAATCTCACCCATGCGTGACGGCAGTTATAAGAACCTCTATACATAAAAATGGAATAAGTCCCAAATTCAGGATTGGATAGGGACTCA